GAGCGTTAGCATTTTGCACTTGAAAAGCGTTAGTACGCATTGCAGCGCCAGTCAAAAATCCACCCAAACGTGTTTTTGGTGTCTTGCCAATCATTTGCTGACCAGCAGGCGAGGGGCCGAACATAAAGTTCATTGCGTTTGTACCCATTGCCCTCATGCGAGTCATCGGCGCTCCACTAGCACCTCCTGGACCTACTGCTCCAGATATCCCCGGCGGTGTCGGGGGACCATGTTGAACACCATATCCATATGCTGCTCCAGGGTTTATGCCGGGAAGGAAGGGTCCAATTCTTCCCATGACTTTTCCAGAAGCATTTTTTGCAGCGTCGAATAAGGCTCTAGCCTTAAATCTTGCCGAGTAGTTAGACCTCATTGTTTGGCCTAAACTCGTGCCTCCCATCGGTTGTCCAGGCGAAACGCCCGCTTGACCAAGGAATGGACCATGCATACGAGACATGACTTTATTTATTTGGTCTGGTCTTCTCGGGTCTTCAGGGTGAGGTGTTCCAAACCTTTGAAGGTGGGCATTAAAGTCGCCTATCCGTGCGGCTAGCGCTCTTCCTCTCTCAACACTTTCGGCGCGTGCGGCAGTTACTACTTTGGCATTACCGCCTCTACCGTACTCAATTCCCAGTCCGGCTCTAGCTCCACCGCGAGCCTGACCCACATCTGTACTTCTAGTTCCTGCCCCAACCCTGCCGTTGGTAACTACCAGATTTCCGTTTGCGTCTCTTTGAAGGGGACCGCTTGCCTCAAGCCCGCCATATGGGGTTACGTAACCCTTGGCTCCCGGGCTGACGGGGGAAAGCCTGCGCTGCGCAGGCATGGAGTTAGCAACAAACGTAGGTACAAGTTGACCATTTGGCCCTACTGGCAACATCTGGACTGTTCCACCAGCGGTGGAGACGCCGAATTGATTTCCTGCAGCTACACCAGCAGTAGAAACAAATGAACTACTACCATAACTCCTATCACCAGTACTTCTTCCACCCCTACTGCCTCGGCCGCCGCCACCGCCACCTCCTCCGGGGAACTTTCCGTTTACAACGACTGTTCCGGCATTAACTGTTGCTTGAGCTGCGTTTACTCCCGCCATCCCAGCAGCACCACCCATGCCGCTATTGCCCATTGCACCGGCAAGCTTGTATGGAGATGCTGCTGAAAAGTTCGGACTGTTGGATATCGCGGTGCTCATACCAGCCGCCATTGCAGCAGCGTTACGGCGCTCATACCTTTCTGAGCGACGACCTTTAAGCGCATAGCGAGTCATTGCGGCAACGGCCATGGTTCCACCAATTGGGCCGAGTTGGGCCATGAGACCAATAACCCCCGCTATTTGCCTGAATAGAATAGCAATAGCATCAACAACCTGCGTAATGACTGGAAGGGCAGTCGTAAAAGCCCTTCTCACAGCGTTGCCGATGTCGAAGAAACCGTCAACGACATTCTTAAGGGCATCGCCAAATGCCAAAAAGTCTTCTTTGTTGTTTTTTGCTAAGTCAGCAAAAGCTTGGGCGTTTTGGCCAATTCTCCTAAATACTTGAACAAGTGGCTCGCCAAACATTTTGATTACAACAGAGCCTCCGTCGCGCATTGATTCCAACATGTCTCTAGCATCTTTAAAATCATTTACGAATGCTTCGAAAAAGTCACCAGTGCGTTTCCACCATCCAGCTGCTGCTGGAAGGAATTCCCTAAATAGTTTTATGGCAAATTCTTCAGTTTTCTCCGAAAGTTTTTCCAAAGAACCAAGTAGTCCACCGCGACCAAAGTTGATTATGTCTCCGCGGACCATTCTAAAAGAACGGGTAAGGCCTTGAAAAATACTATTAAAAGTCTTTTTTACTGGCTCAAGCAGATACCTACCCGCATCAGCAAGCTCAACAAACGCTCTGGTTAGATAGGACTTCAGCTGTGCAATAAGGGTTTGGTTTATCGTTTTGCCAAAACCTTCAACGCCAGCATCTTTAGCCAACTTCCCTGACTCTAAAGCTTTTAGGAGACTAGAAGCGCTTCCATATTTTTTAGCTGCTTTTTCAAATTCAGGACCTATTTGTTTTGCTAACTGAGTAGTCTCATCGCTAAAACCTTTGTTCTTTTTGAGTAGAGAAATATATTCAGCGGCAGCAGCCATGCTCTTATCTCTATTGAGTCCTGTTCCAAAGTCAGCCATCATCTGGAGCTGCTTAACTGCCTGAGGGTCAAGTTTGGCGTTTTTACTAAAAGCTGCGTAGGCTTGGTTCAGTGTCGTCATGCCGTAGGACGCAAGGGTTGAATTCACTTGAAGCATCCGCAGCGCATCAGCCGATTGAGATAATGCACTCCCAAGAGCTGCTGATTCTTTGTACCTAAAAGAATATGCCGCAGCGTTGAACTCTTGGAACGCTGCCGCTGCTGTTATTGCTGCAGCGCCCGCCGCCGCCACGGCCCCAGCAAGACCCTGCATGCCCCAGTTGTAGACTTTCATAGCGGCGTTGCCTATAGCAAATGCTGCGTTCACGCTGACTAAGGCTGCTGTTACAGCAAGAAACTCAATACCCAAACCAACAACTAGATACATTATTTTTCTAGCGTGTTTGATAAAAGTTAGGTTTGCTCCATTCAGGCGAGCCATAGTCCCAGTCATGGCTCCCATGCGAGCGTTGAGGTCACCCATTCTTGCGTTTAAACGCTGGGTGTCGTTAGCAAGGGTTCTTTGGGCACGGCCAAGAGCGGTGAGGCGAGCTGCTGTTGCCTCAATCTGCTCCGTGTTCTTCGTGTCGACGTCGAGAACAATATTTATACGACTGTCAGCAGCCACTTATACCCCAAATATGCTCAATATCCTTGAGCTTTACGCTCGGCAGCGGCGCGGTCCGCCTCAATAACTTTAGCACATGAGACGCGTATTATCCATTCCTGTTCGCTGCAATTGAGCAACTGTATTGGGTCTGTGCCGAACAGTTCCCCTAGACGAGCGGCCGTCGCTATTCGGCCGTCCTCCGTCAATTCATCTAGGAGTGTTTCGTAGGGTTTTCGGTTTGTTCTACCGTGTCGCCGTATCCTGCGGCATCAATAATTGCCAAGGCGGCAGCTTCAACGTGCGGGTCAAGACCAAAAAACGCCATCACTGCGTCAGGGAGTGCTCGTGCAGCGCCTGTCATCTTGAGGATTGAAGGAGAGGCAAATCCGAGCGACTTTCCATCCTCAAACACTTCTTCACCATTGAGGTAAATGCCGCGAGTCGTGTGGCCAATAACTTGACAAGCAAACTTTGTGGCGGCAATACCGTTTTTGGTTTCCGAGCCGGAGTTTTTTTGCCATGCTTTTAGCTGCTGCTGCGTGATGTTTGGGCTAATCACAAGTTGAACGCCCGGGCGTTCTGGGACATTAATAAATAGAACGAAGGGGCGCTAATGTTTTCATCGAGTGGTTCGTATAGATTGCTCATGCACGTCACACTAGCACCATATCTGTGGCGCTAGTGGATGTTAATAGTTATTGTGTCGGAGCGCCCGAGATAGCGAATGTAAGAGCGAATGTTGCTGGCGCACCAGATGATGCGTCACCCTCTGGTTCGGAAAGTCCGACAAGGAGCGCCTTGGCGTAAATGCGCTCTGACTGAGAGTTTTTGAGGTCACAGTCGGTGTCGTAAATCTTGATTTCGTAGTATGCGCGGCCAACTTTGGTACGCGCATCCTTCAATACGGTTCTGAGGCTAGAATCGTAGTGCTTTGTCAGTGTGATGTCACCCACCTCGGATGGTGCGCAGAGCGTCTCCGGGAAAGGATTTCCGCCTGTGTATATTTTTTCCACTGACGCTGTAATCTCGCCACCAGAAACTTGTGCAAAATATCCACTCAGGGTAGGCCCTGTAACATCACCACCAGTGAGTGGTGTGATTTCTGCAATAATTTGCCTCTGAGCCAACTTTGAAGTTGTCATTTGCTATTCCTCCGTTATACCAATGTTGAAGTTAAATTGGACTTTGTTATTTCGACTTCTATGCGGTCACCCACAGATTGACCTGGACTGTGTAACCAGGGTCAATCTGCTTGCCGTTGGCGTCAAATGCTTCATAAAAGCCACCGCCAATACGAATTCTTTCCATAATTCCAGTAAGCGTTGCTGCGACTCTGGAGAAAGTGGAACGACGTCCGTCGATTGGCAAAAACAGTAGAGCCTCTAGAGCGATTTCTGCTTCGTAGACCACCTGGTTAAGAACCTCACGAGCGATAATGAATCTGAAGTTGTCTGTGTCGTTCGAAGCCGAACGAGCACCGTAGATTCGTGTCGTACCGTTGATTACCTTGATTGCGTTAACAAACCCTGCATCGAGAGCTTCTGCTTCCGAGTTTGACAACACGATATGAGGGGAAGTAACGAAGTTTGACTGTGTGCGCTCGCCAGCATATGGGTTCCATGAACCATAAGTGTTATGCACCAATGCTCTCTTCGCCGCAACATATCCCTCGCAAGGGATTGTCTTGGTGAGAGTGCCGCTTGGTATCTTCACCCATGGGTAGAAGAATGCTGCAAACTCTGCGTTTTCGATGTCGGAATAGTCTTCGAGTGCGCCAATCGCGTCATTGACTGAGTCGTCCTTGTCAAATCCGAGAAGGGCGATTCTCCTGTTTCCGGCAGCATGAGCTATCAATGCTTCGCGAACTGTTTGCGAAGTGTACCCAGGAGCACAAACGGAACCAGGTCCTAGATTCTCAGTGAAGAGGTCAACTGCATCGACAACGTCAGCAGCAGCAATTGAACCACCAGCTGTTCCGCCAGTAAAGTCGGTGTCTGGGATTACGGCAGGAATTCCTGTCTCGCCCTCGTCTGTGGCTGTTACGTACAGTGCAGCAATAGCACTGTTGTTAATTTCGTTTACAGCAGCAGCAACGGTTGTGTGAATTTGGGTTCTATACGCAAGTGCCCCATTGAGATAAACAGACACTCGGAAGTTTGTGCCAGCTGAAGGCTGGGAAACTGCGGCACTAAGAACACCACTGTGTGCCCAAGTACCCTTGCCTGCAGCGGTCAGCGTCATGACAACGTCGTCATCTGCGTTTTGCAACTCAAGCGTTGCCTCTGTAGCTGTTGAAGAAACCACGCGCGACACATAAGCACGAGCGCCACCCTCTTCAAAGAAGGTTTCGATTGTCTCGTACGTCCACCCTGCCGCAACGGAGTTACCAAAAACGTCCTGATAATCGGAAAGGCTGGTAATCAGATGCACCGTGCCATCTGGTCCGCGCTCGGTCAAACCGGCGACAAACAAGGTCGCAGTCGCTGCGGTCTGTGCAGTTGTTGGTCCTGTTCTGACCGCCGTTGTTACAATTACACCTGGCATTTGTTCCTCCGTACCATATAATTTTATGGGCTATTTATTCCGAGACTACTCAGATTATACTGACTGATTATCTGTTTCTGGCGAACCTTCTTCAGAAGATTCACCAATTTTCTCATCCTGCTCAGCAGAATCTGTATGCATTAATTGTTCCACGTTTTCTGGCTCTGCAGCGTCAGCAACAACTTCACCAGTAATGACGGCCGCTAAGTCAGCCACAGCACCTTCTAGTTCCTGGGGGGATGAAGTTGACTGGCCTTTTTTGGCTCGCTTTTTTTTTGAAATTTCTTTGGCTTCTAGCGGTTCTGCAGATGTAGATACCGTAAATGGCCTAACTTTCAACATTTTTCTATCTATTAGTTGTAGTGTTTTGGTGTTTCGTTCGTGCACTACAAATGTTGACAACGGGGTAACAAACAAATCATCGGCAACCTCAAGTGTTCTGCCGGAAACATTTTGCACCTGGATACAGCCGGAAAACTCAACAGGCAGTTCTTTTACCGGCTTGTCAAGATGATGAAAAAAATCTATATTCTGTGTCATGTTTTACTCCTGAAAAAGACTTTCGAGGTTAATGTTGGAAGTGTCGCCGGTGCCCTTAACACTAAGGTCATACTCGGTAACAGTCCCAACGTCTTCTCTCGTTATGACCTCATCCAATAATAGGTCATAACTGACAAAAGCTCCGGCAAGAATGCGGTCGCCCTTAAGCATCGTAAGGTCCGAATATTCTTCTGACATTGTAGTTTCCTCAACCCTGGCCGAGCGAGACGTATCGAGCCTTGTAAGGCATGGGTAATCAAGCAAGGCCGACCTAACTACCGTTGTGAGCCTGTCTCGCATTAGCGTCGATTCATATGGGCCCTCAGTCCTCACCCAAACGTATGTTCTCATCCCATAAGCAACGCGGTAAAGAGGGTCTAGCGTTGTGCCGTCATACTCCAGCCTGGTAAAAGATTTGGCGTTGATTACAACGGTAATTATTGATGGCCATGCATCGAGAGCTATTGGCTCATACGTCAGATATTCAGCCGGGGTAGGAAGCGTAAGGTCGTCAACGGACCATCCATTACGATACTTCACCAACCTTGTTGGAATATCGTTTTTAAGATACTCAGTAACGTAATATTTGGCCGAATGAGGCCCCTGCATTAACTCTTTTGGCATTAGGTCACCTGTCCATCCACAACCCAATCGGCAGCATCATTTGCATATTTTTCTGCAAAACCAGCAGGTTCAAAAATGATTTTGCGCTTTGGCATTTTCGTTGTTCCGTACTGGTGAAATTTAGCGTATTCAACTTTTGTACCGAGTGTCATTGACTTGGGTGTTACCGAAAAAGTTGCATCTGGCCCAATTCCAGAAAGACTTGCAAGAAGTTTGCCGGTTCTAACCATCGGAGGAGCGCCGGGGAATCTTGAAGATTTCCAGGCTCCATATTCCGGGTCCAGAGGCGACCAGCCACCAGATGGGAGGCCACCGAGCGCAAAGTTCGCCGTATTCATGGCACTTATCTCTGCTTTGGCCTTGGTAAAAAGCGGGAGAAAATTTTGGCTTCTTACAAAAGCGGCAGTCAAGCTGGCTTGAGCTTTTTCTACGCCCTCTATACGCACATCAACAGACGCCATTAAATTCTCCGGCGTCTATATCGTCTTAGGGCTAGAAGTTCTTTTTCGGTAAACCCTGTCTCGAGTGGGGCAACATTTCTAGGGTTAAGGTCCTTAACGCCAACAACGTCATCATGCATGTTTTGCATTTCGCGTGTTGCTGCACGAAGAATAAACAACTTAAACATAGAAATGTTTTCTCCATCCAACCCGCCAGAGTACGTAACCTCTACCAAGTCGTTAGGGAAACCCCTGTACATCTCCAGGCCGTATCTGTGGACCGTATAGTCATTCCCGGTGGCCACAGCGGTTCCACCCGTAACAAACGCTCCAGGATTTGTGCTAAAACCACCTACGGTAAAAGTAGTGTTCGTGACTGCTGTTATTTGCCTTCCTGGGACATTAAGAGCACTGGGGGCCATGCCGTTTATTGCGACGAATTGGCCGACAGTGAACTTATGTGCGGATGTAGAACTATACGTAACGGACGAACCAGAGAAAGTTGCGTTACTTACAGATACCTGTCTGCGCATTGCTTCGCCGAGAAGAACTCCGGATTCCGAAAGGTTCTTTATCATTACCTTGGACACAGACACAACGGGAGTATTGCGTAAGCTAATCATTACGGACGGCTGTATGTAGTTAATTGTTGTTCCCGTGGTGTCAAGGCTATGGTCATAAAAAAATGATGTAGCGGGTACACCCTGAAAGTGAGGGGGAATTACGTGAGTTTCAACAAACTCGTCAACTTCTATGGGGCGACGTAAAAAGCCTTCAAGTTCACTTTGAAGACCGGACAGAACCATGTCAGCAGCATCTTGCTGTCTAAGACTAAAGCTGATGTCCATATAGGTCGTCAGCTCGCTAACGGATACCAGCACGGTTATACCGCCCGACCAAGACGCACGTTGCGTCGTTCACGCAACAAGCCTCTACCCTCCCCAGCACGAGTCCTTCCTCTGCCGCCGCCGCCTACGGTGTCGCTTAAGCGTCGTAGAGCGTAGGACGTAGCCCTCTTCCACCATGAAGGCAGCGTTGAGCCAGGTCTGGCTATTCTCCGTGTAGGAGATGGGATTTCAGTATCGCTGGTATTATTTGGAGTTGGCATAGCTACCTCGCAGTGTAGACAATGCAAATATTTTACTTTATTCGTCGGCGTTTGGGGGGCGCTCGAATTGCATCGAATCAACTGCACCGGCTGGAGCTTCAATTGGAACCCACGCTTTCGAGTATTTATGCTCAGAAACTTTTCTCATTTTTATGAGAGAGCCGTCAAGCAACATGTCTACTTCAATCATTGACATGCCAAAAACTTCTTCCATCTTGGCTGCGCTGTAGCGTCCAGATTGGTGTATTTTTTTAATTGTTCTTGACAAATGATGGTTGACTATGGAACCGCGCGCTCTGTTCAAAGTGATATGCATGACCATGGCTTCAACTTCATCGCAGTCAACATAATGCACCGGCATAGATTTGGAATGTTTTGCTGCAAGACGCTTATTGGTAGCCACGGTGACGACTCGGTGAAACCCGTCAATAATGAATCCAGTATTCGCGCTTTGCTTTTAGCAATGATTCAGCAATTTTGTAATCAAACATCAACTCGTCCATTTTGTAGTCGGACCAGGCTTCACGCTCCTTAATGGAACCCTTAGCGGACAAATATTCCTTTGCCCAATTTGTTTTGTACATAGCTTCTTTTTTAGCTGAATCCTCGGCTAAACGCTCGAAGGCTTCTGTCTCTGTCTCTAGTTCTTCTATTAATTCGAGTAGCGTTTCTTCTACGTCGACTTGGCTTATTGGTCGGTTACGCACAAGGTGAGTCTACAGCGTTTTACGAGAAAGTCCATCCATCGGCGACCAATCAATTTTTTCTAGCGCCGACAAATTCTCAACTGGCCATTCGTGGGTGGACAGACCTATTGAGGCCAAACCCATTTGTTCTAAAATCCAAGCGTCACACCTATCGTCAGAGCCAGCACCAGACCATACAATTCCAGTTTTTGCAGATATTGCAGATATAACTTCGTTTTTACTCGCATTGCCTTTCCCTGCAGCAAACTTGGCTCTACATGTAGGAGGGACGTCTACGTAGGGTATGCCGTTTTCCCATAGCCTCATTCTCACGGCTCCACCTAATTCACCGATGCTGTGAGCCTGTGAATTCCTAGAAGCAAATGAGTAACCTTCAATAACCGCAACGTCAATGCAGAATTCTTCACATAGCTCAAGAAGTGTTGTAGATATATAGCTAAGTCGTTCAGCCCCTCTATGCTTTGTTGCAATTACTCCCGTGTCTCCGTTTATTGAGTACCCGGTTGAGGTGAGAGACAGGTCAATGCCGGCGATGTTCATAAGAAAACAATAGCCTAGACAGCAGAAAACCCGCCGGTCGCGAACAGGCGGGTACTGAGGGAGTTAACCTCGCTGCCACGGAGTGGACTGTTCTCCGCTAGATTCGACCACCTGCTTTCCTTGCCCATTGATAAGGATTGCGCGCTGGCTATAGATTACCAGTGCTGTTTTGCATGTGGCGTAAATGGTGAAGTGCTATTCTTCCCAACCGTGTTTTGCTAGACCTAACTCAAATGCCAACGCAGGGTATCTGCCGATTCTGTCGTGACATTTTCTGCATACAGCAAGAAGATTTTGTTCGTCAAGAATCGAGCCACCCTGAGAACGGCGTTTTAGTTCATGTATATCTACGCTTTTTTGGCGCACGTACATGGCAAGTTCATCATGCTCTGCAAAAACAGGACAGGCTTCACAATAAGGTCGTTGCTCAAGTAATCGAGCAACCAAAGGACGGCGTAGTTTGTATTCGGCTTCTTTTTTCTTAGACCTATAGCGCATGGCTACATAGTAACGCCGTCGAACTCCCATTTGCCATCAAGAGTTGCCCATGTCAGCAGCAGATGGCTCCATATCAAATTCGTCCATTAAGCGTTTGTGCTCAAGGATTGCTTTTTCAAAAAGCTCAGTGCGGGAAATGAATTCCACCGTCTCCGGCATTGAACAAACACGGTCAAGCTTCGATTGGACATAGTGCTTGAAACGCTCAACCTTGTGGCGGCGTGAACCGTATGTGGCGATTGCTTCTGCGAGTAACCCAGCGCCAGCGCTGCCCATGCGCTCATAGCGCTCACGGTCAGAATCTTCATCGTCGAGCAAATCAGAGATTTGGTCATCTAGATTATTGATGAGCGCAGAAAGCGCCTTCTTCCATCTCTCGCGATTAGCCGGCATCTCCAGATACTCGCGTTGGCTAATGCTGGCTTTATTCTTTACGTCGTCAGCGACAATACGTGCAAATGCGTCATCATTCATTTCAATTCCAATACGTGCATAGTCCTTGCTTGAAGATGCACCAGTTACATAATGGTGTTGGCTGTGGCTTCCAGTCATCGTTGGCATGACAGTTTTCTATTTCCCTTCTTACTGTTACTACAGTTTCTTTTACTGCTTCTACTTCGGCTTTTGTCGGCTTGTGGGTAAGTCGAGCGCCGTCTTTTAAATATAGAAGTTCTAGTTCAAATGTATCTATGTTCTCTAGTTTTTCCAACATTGCTGCGTACAGAGTTAGCTGAAAAAACTTGTCCTTGGCGTACCGTGGATTGGGGGTTTTGCCAGTTTTGTAGTCTGTAATTCGCGCTTCGGTGAGAGACAGTCGATGCCATCTGTCGATAAAACCTTTTACAAGAACGCCATCTATGTCGTCGTTTAGTTCATACTCAACGCCATCTGGGAACAGGGATGATGGGTCTTCCATATCGAAAAGATTTTCTACGCACCACCAACACGACCAGCGGAATTCATTTAAGGTTGTTTTCCCTAAATACGGCTTAACCCGCGACTCCCACTCTCCGGATTCCCATGTTGTGGTACATAACATTTTTGCTGTTCGTATGTGTCGTTCTTCTGGCGGAAAATCACGGTACATGTTCTCAAGAACCTCGTGAACAAAGTTCCCCATCAAGGTATGGATTGTCGGAGGTTCAGAGTGCTTGTCGACACGCGATAGCTTGAACTTCAACGGACATTGCTGGAATGTTGAGATAGATGATGCCGATAGGTGCTCGGGTAGTGAGCCAGCCTCACTCATCGCTTTGCTCCATTACGCCAAAAGAAACTTGGACACATGCGGCAATCAGTTCCGTAAGTTCGTCTATGCTGGCAGATGCTTTTGTCGGCTTTGCGCGGCCACCACTGTATTGCTTCCAATGAGTGTTGAGTTGCTCTTTCTGCTCTGCATTAAGAGACTTAGCAAGCCCCATAAAGTTGTCCCACAACTCAAGACGCTCTGCTTCTCCTGCCGATACTGGTGCTTGAGAAGCAGCGATTACTTCTTCAATCTCCATGGCGTCTTCCGAGCGAGCAAGATACAGGCCTATACCCAATGTTTGAGCGGCTTTCTTTAGTGCGTCAGAAACAGCGCCTTTCATTTCATCGCCAAGGTCGACAATGTCTCCCTGCTTGGTGCGCTTTATTTTCTGCCCACCAATGCCGTCACGATGGATTACACGGGTATCACCTTTTTCATCTTTGATGACAGCATCAAGGGATACATGGGCAACTATGAAATCGCTATCGATTTTGTCGCGCTCACAGCTGATGATGCGCATTGACCAGGAATCGACGCCAATAACTTTGTTTAAACGAGTAATCACCTCGCTGACAGGAATATAGACAAGGGATGTCCCCCCTTTACGAAGCTCGCGCTCCATTTCTGGTGGGAAGGGTGCTGATAGGTCTTGATACAACATTATTTTGCTCTCCGTACGATGATGCTTTCTTTGGATTCGGATACGTCACAGAACTTATCGGCATTAATACCGATTTTTGCAAGCTCCTTGACACGCCAATATGACGGCGCACAGTAGTCCAACATTTTCACCATCATGTCCTGAGGTGTCATGACTACTTCACCAGTCTCGAGGTCAACCGCCATATCACTAATGCGACTCGCGACGTTCTGAGCGATGCTTTCGTGCTGCCACTTCTTACGGTCTGCTGCTGCGCGCTTTTCTATTTTTGTCCCATCGCTCAGAACCATCTCTGGCACTGAACGCATAACTGAACTGAGGACGCCACACGCACTGTCGTACACGATTGCAACGTCAGCCTTAACAGCATGAAGAGCAGATACATATTCAGCAATCTCGTTCATGTCTGTGCCAGAGTTTTTAAGCTCTGACATCATCGTGTCGGCAGCACTGATTTTTGAGTTCAGTTCGTCGACGATGGAACGCCAATCAGGCGTTTTCCCTTCGCTTGTCATATTTCTCCTACTTAGTTAGTTAGGGGTTGGTTTAGATGAGTATAGCCATAGGTCTGCGTTGTGGCAACCCCAATCCGGCTAAATATGTAAAAGCCCCAACTGCAGAGTCAACTTGGTCGTCGTGGTCGCATGCCTCGGGGAATGAGGAAACTTCATCTAGCCAGTCGGATATCCAACTGGACCTCACGAGACGGACATTGCCATTGGCTGCGGCGGCGGCAAAAGGTCTTGCTCTTGTGAATTTGTCTCCAGTAGAACGGATTCCCTGAAAGTCATAGCCTGGAAGTACATAGCGGGCATACTGGTCAATCAGAGCCTTGCCTGATGAACCTGGTTCTTGCTCCATCCGTATAGAAACCGTGTGCCCGTCTTCTGCGGCTGTTTGCGCAATAAGCTGCTCAACCTTTTCGTTCTTGACACGTGCGCGCTTTACGTCTAAAACGTAAGCAATTCCCTGGTCAAACAGCATCAACGTCCCAACTGTCCAGTCTGGATTTGGGTTCGAGTGGCTTGGTTCTGTTGCTGCCATGTCCCAAAACCTAACAGCCCTGGCCGCAGATGTGACTTGTGGCACTTCATGGTGGTCAATGATTGGGAAGTCAGTTCTGTCAAACAACGTACCTAGCGTCGTTGCCCACCAGTCACCCATTTCCAGCCTTCTGCGCTCTATGGGGTCCAGGGCGGACAGGGCCATACGGTAAGACTCTGCGTCAATTCCTGGGTTATCCGTCAACATTGATGGAACAAATATCCTGCCGGTGTCTTGGCCTTCTACGATAAACCGTTGACGAACCCAATTGGGCGCTGGGTTTGATGCTGCCCGCATTCGCAAAGGGACCTTAGATAGTTCGCCGTTGGCAGGACGGCGCAAGCGAGAGAAAAGGTATCTGTAATCAGACTCGCGGATTTCGGTGACTTCGTCCATGCCGATGAACTGGAATTCCGAACCCTTGTATCTGAGGTAGTCGTTGGTGTTGTTGAGATACCCGAAGGAAATTCTGGCCCCAGAGGGGAATGTGGCTACATATTGGTTTGCGTTCCAATGGATGTCGTCCTGGGTTGATATCCATGAACGGAAGCGGTCCATGAGGGCTCCAGGGAGGGACAAGTCCGCATATGTACGTCTAAACAAAATCGCCGAGTAGCCAGGAACGTCAACATATTGAAGGGCAGACATGAGGAGTGCTGAGCTTTTACCTCCACCTGCTGCGCCACCAAATAGGGCTTCCAGGGTCATTGTCCTCAAGAAGACTTTCTGCGTTAGCGAAGGTTCCTCTGGGCAGAACAGTGGAGCCTTAGGCTGCAGGTATTCTAATATTTCATTCCAATTAGTCACATCTATATCCTACGCAAGCAAGTGGTATGACTAGTATAGGTTTGTGCAAGTGCAAAGAAGGTCGCAACAGTGAAGCAACGGCTAGTTTCAGTCATAGCATTTATCAAAAAAAGAAGGTCCAGAGCAGCAGCCGCCAATTTAATGATGGCGTCATTTATAATTATGACATCGATTGGCGCATTTTTTATTGACGTGTCCGTGGGCTTCATAACCCTCGGTGTGTCTTGTGGCCTATTGGGCTTGCTTTTGGGTCTAGAGTAAATTAGGTAAATATGGCGTGGAACTCCGGTAGCGACAAGGCTTTACAGTCCGGCTCTCAAAAATCTATTTTAACACCGGGAGCGCCAGTGGCGTTCAATACCGGCATCGCCGGAAAGCCATATCGAGATTCGTGGGACATCGAACGGGCTTACCGAGAGGGAATGTCCAAGGTAACTTGGGTAACAAGGTGCATTGATGCTATTGCAGGAAACCAATCGCGCCTGCCGGTAATTCTCAGAAAAGACAATTCCCCTTCAGGGAAAATAATCACCGACAACCGAAACAACACAATATTGGACATATTGAACACCAAGTCCAATATGGGTGAAAATTCTTTTGTCTTCCGGTATCGCCTTTCGTCCCAGTTGCTTCTTTCTTCACGCGGAGCATTTATCGAAAAAGTTCGCGGTAAAGATGGCTCAGTTGTTGCTCTACAGCTTCTACCCCCACAGCACACTGCACCAATACCGGACCCAAAGAAATTTGTCGCCGGATTTGAAGTTGACATGCGAAACGGCACCAAAATTACGTTGCCACCGAAGGATGTCATCTGGATTAGAAAGCCACATCCTTTAGACCCGTATCTGTCCCTGACGCCGCTTGAATCAGCAGGGATTGCCATAGAGATTGAGAATCTCTCAAAAATTTACAACAGAAACTTCCTGCTTAATGACGGTCGTCCGGGTGGAATGATTGTCGTTCGTGGTGAGATTGACGACGACGACAAAGACGAATTGCGTGCTCGATTTAGGGGTAACGTCAATCGCGCTGGTGCGATTACTGTTGTTTCTTCCGACGAAGGTGTCGACTATGTAGACACTGGCGCAAGCCCGAGAGACGCCAACTACATACAGATGCGTCAAATCACCAAAGAAGAAATACTTGCTGCTTTTGGTGTTCCTGAGTCCGTAATTGGGAATGCATCTGGAAGGACTTTCAGCAACGCCGGCGAAGAACATCGGGTTTTCTGGAACGAGACACTGTTGCCTCATTTGGAGCTAATTGCCAGAGGATTAGACGAACTCGACCCAGACCATTACATCGACTTTGATACATCTGATGTTCCCATTCTTATTCTGTATAAGCAAGAACGCGAACGCTACCTCTTGGACGAATTCCAAAATGGCCTGATTAGCGGAAATGAATACAGAGCAGAGACAGGGCGCAAGAGGGTTGACTCAGACCTTATGCAGGCAATGTTGGCAAACCCGAACCTGACGCCAATTGGTTATACGGACAGAAGATTTGATTCTCAAGAGCAGGCACAGCAGCAAGCGGCAATGATGGGCCAGCCAGGAATGCCTGGCGTTGCTGCAGCAGGGATGATGCCTCAGGCACCTCCTCCTGGCGCTCCTGGCGCAGAGGGACAACCAGCCATGCCTGAAATGGGTTCTATCCCAGCAGAAATAATCAACTTGAACGCCGGCCAGCCACAAGAAGGCATGACTGCCACGTTGAATGCAGAAGCATCACAGCAGCCACAAATGCCGACAATGGCATCGCCAAGCGCACTGTCTGCTTTTGATAAGGAGATGCAAGCCAAGTCCGCAGAGATACGCAACGATTGGGAATTCAAAGCCGACCAATCATCCGATACGTGGACGGAAATACTTGATAGAACCCTAGAAAGATTCTTCGAAAGGCAGCAACGTGTTGTCCTTGAAAAAGCAATGGGTGCAAAATCTAAAAAAGCCATAGATTCTGGAAATCTTTCTGTTGATTCAATTTACGACACAGCAGTTTGGGACAAACAAATTGAAGACGATATACGACCTATTTTGTCAGGAATCGTAAAAGACGCATCACAGCTTGCATCCGAACAAACTGGAATCCCCGTCGACATGGGCGACGATGAGGTTAAAGAGCTAATTGACGCTCAAATGCTAAGAGTGCGCAAAGCCAACAACACCACAAAAGACGAAGTCGCATCAGCAATATTGATTGCCTTGGCGCTATCGGACGATGAGGACAGGGTTGGAATGTTGAAGGCTGCTTTGTCTGCAATATTCATAAATATCTTGGCTAAGCGCAAGAGGTCTATTGCCGAGCATGAAGCGCAAAGCTCGTATAACGCCGGAACATATTTTGGCGCACGCCAATCTGGCGCAACAACAAAAACATGGGTCACCCGTAAAGACGCAAAGGTAAGAGGAGAGCACAAGTTGCTCGAAAATAAAACCGTTGACGTGATGGATGATTTCGCCTTGGGTCAGGAAACACTTAGATTCCCCGGAGACCCACTTGCGCCTCCTCATTTGACAATGAACTGTCGCTGCAAGCTTCGGTTCAGTGTTGACTGACGACTTACAGTAAAGTACGCAATTTCTTATACCGCAAGACGGTGTCGACAGATTATTATTTAGTAGGTGAACGTCGAAAGGCTATTTTAAATGCACTTCAGCAACTTTACTGAAAGTCGTGACTTTACTGAAACTAACTACAAGTCACTTTCAGGTCAAATAAATGTAAACGAGGCTAAGGGCGTTGTTGAGTGCTTCGTTGCCGCTTTGGGAAACAAGGACAGTGTCGGCGACATTTGTCTACCAGGATGTTTTACCGAAAGCCTTAAGCGACGGAAGCCTCGTGTCGTATGGGGACATAACTGGAATGAGCCAATCGGCAAGGTTCTTGAAATATATGAGGTCGGGCCAAACGACCCGCGCCTCCCTCAGAAGATGAAGCAGAGGGGTGTTGGCGGCCTATTTGCCAAAGTGCAGTTTAATCTTGGTGCAGAAAAAGGCAAAGAAGCATTTGCCAACGTAGCTTTTTTTGGTCTTGAGCAAGAGTGGTCAATAGGCTACAAAACCCTTGACGCAGTATATGACAATGGCCAGCAGGCAAACCTTCTAAAAGAAGTAGAACTCTATGAGGTGTCTCCAGTACTCCACGGAGCAAACCAGCTAACTGCAACGCTGTCGATTAAGTCTGAGAACCAGAAGGATAATTATTCAGAAAAAGGTTCAAAATTAAAGGACCCCAGTGGTGGACTGACTGCTGCTGGTCGAGCACACTTTAAGCGCACGGAAGGTGCAAACCTGAAACCAGGAGTAAAAGGCCCAGCCAACACTCCTGAGAAGATGAGACGCAAAGGTTCGTTCCTGACGAGATTCTTTACAAACCCTTCTGGCCCAATGAAAGACGAC